GGCAATATTACCTAACTAGTCTCTTGTCATACTTTAATCTGCTATTAAAATTAGGTTTTACCCAAATATTGCGTCTTTTTCTAAATGCCAGATAAAGCATTGTTTTTATATATATTGATTTTAGGATCTTGAAACTTATAAATCCTAGTGTAAAAAATATTAGATTTTCCATGTTATTTACCTCTCTTGTAAAACGTAATGTAAGTTTCCTGCCTTGCTTTCTTGTTTTTATCAAACTTGAAGTCATTAAGAACAATAATACCTTTTGCTCTTAATAGTTTGTTTTGTTTTTCTTGGTTAATAATCTTATTAACAATACTCATGTTATGCACTCCTCTTTTTATTTAATTTATGTAACTTGTATAAGTCTTTGGTGTATGCAATATCTATCTGCATATCTTCCCAAATCTCATTTTTGATTTCTTGTTTTGTGATCTGATCAGCATTACTAATGATTTCAAAATCAGATTTCTTAGGTAGCCACCATTGATGATTCAATGATTTGTATTCAGCAGAAGGACTGCCATTGTCCTTCCACTTCCACTCCACTATTCCATGTTCTGTATTGGCAAATAGTTTCATTACTTATCACCCTCTTTTAACTTAGCTTTTTCAATAGCGATTCTTTGCCACATAAAGCTAGCATCTCTATCTTGTTTGGCTCTTAGCTTGTCCATCTTCTTTTCATACTCAGCATTGATGTTATCAAGTTGGTTAATTAAGTTTTCTAGGTTCTCGTATTTTTCCATGTTATTTAACTCCATATTTATAATTAACATACCCTTAGTATATATAAATATATATAAATGTATAGTTTTTGGGTTAGATATTTATAAATTACTTTACTAAGGGATTTAGTACAGGAATCTCAGATAATTGATTTAAAGTTTCTTGAAAGGAATCTATCTCTATTGTTGGTGTTAATACATCAGCATCAAATGTGTAATAGTTTTGGCTATCAGTTGCTGGTTTAAACATTACCCTCTTCTCTGGCATAAAGACCATTGCAAGTATGTCTACGTTATATCTTTTATAAGTATCAGATAACTTTCTACCATTTTCAGATGCAAAAACATATTTGCCTTTAGTCGTAATATTTCTTGCTTTAACTTGCACTGAATATCTTGCGGATCCTAATTCACATATAAGATCTGCTGGATGTTTGCTTTGGGTATCGTATGCAAAATCACAATATTCAAGCAGAAAGGTTTTGACCAGTGATTCTGAATAAGCTCCAAGTCTGGAGTTGTTTAGATGGTCTTGGGCTGTCTTTGTTGGCATAAGGCAAGCTGGCGTGAGTTATAAGCTGCTCTATTGGGTGTCTGATTTGCGTAACGCGATCTTAAAAGCTCCTCAGATGCTTCTAACCAACAACCCATCTCCATCAATGCTCTTGTTTGTCTAAAGTTCATAAATCCTGTAATTCCCATCTGGAATGACATATCTATACATACCAATCTTGCACGTTCTGGCATGACTCTCCATGCGTGCCATATTTTGTCTAAGTTCTTTACTACTCTGCTTAGATCATTTTCTAGCAAATACATAGCTTCTTCTTCGCTAATACCATTAGCTTCTAAATTTCTACCTATGCCAATAGTTAATTTATCCTCAGAACATTTATAAGGATAAGTACGCAACCCTTCATGCCTTAAAAGCATTTCTTTTGCTTTATCTAACATTTTATTTTGAGTGAACACCTTTGACTTTCTCAAATGTTCTAAGTGAGGACATCCCAAGTAAGGATAAAAGAATTGTAGTAAGTTGTGAAAAATCAAATTCCAGAGCTTCAAGTTTTAGATCTACACCATTAACAACAGCTATCCAAGTTGCTGTAGGCAATACAATGTAGTGTACGCACAAAGCAATACCGCAAGTATATCCAATGAATGGTCTCCACCCTGATACAAACCAGTTCCCGTTTTTCGCTTCTTCAGCATTGAGACTAATTTGTGCTTTATCCAGCGATATAAATTCTTTTTGTAAGTCATGTGATAATTGTTCTTTTAAATCCTTATCCTGAACAAATTTGTCCAGAACATTATTTGCTACTTCAGCAATTTTGGTAATACTCATATATTAGTTGTTAAATTAAACCTCTAAGAACCAAGGTAAACATACTAATTAGTATTGTTGTAAGACCAGCTAATAGCCAACCTTTCATACTATTAACTGATGCTTGTAGATCATCAGTTTTTCTATAGATAGTTTTCCATCGCTCTTGGCAAACCGCATCATGTTTTGCTAGATCAGCAGCGACATCATTTGCGGTCTTACGAGCTGGCATTATTTCTCTTCCACCACTTCTGCTTCAACTTCTTCTTCAGCGTTAATAGCTCTGTCAAATGATTGAATACAAAGATTCTTGTATTCACTTGTAATAACATAATCATCGTATGCTTCTTGTAGCCTAGATAATTTTCTACCAACTACATTAAGTTTTGCAGCAATTGCCATTTGATCCTCATTAAGATCTGAAGCTCTATACTCTTTATCATTAAAAGTAATAATGACCTGATCTTCTGGTTTTTTAGTTTCTACATTTTCCATATATAAGTTCCTCTCTTGGGTTTGTTATTTATAAATTAATTATATACTGTTACCTTAAAGGCTAGCAATAATAAATGCTAAAAGTTCAGAATATCTAACTCCTAATCTAGTTTTTTCTTCTCCTGTCTCTTCATCAGTCCAAGTATCACTACACCACATAGCATAATCACCTGCATCTAATCCTTCAGCAGTAAAAGCATCTTGTAAATCTTGTGCTATGATTCCAAAGTGGATTCTAGCTTCATCACCTTTTTCCTTAACAGCAGACTTCCATTTGAACTTTCTAAGTAATCCTTTAGCTGCAACAGCTACTCTAGTTTCTGCTTCTGTTAAATTTTCTATATCTTGTTTTTCGTTTCTGTCTGAAGTTTGGATAGTGCCATTAGTGGCGTATATATCGTTAAATCTTACATTACTTTTACCCAAGTCATGTGAACCATCTCTATTTGCTCCTGCTTCATTTTTTACAAAAAAAGCATCATCAGCATCAGAAAATGCTAATTGTGTATTACCTGTTCCAATCTGTAATGTTGAACTATTTATACCAATACTTCCAACTAGTGTTGAGGCTTTATAAAATTCAAGAATACTGCCATCACTAGTCAGTCTGCTTAGAGCCATTGGGTTTCCACTATTTTTAGTATGCCAAGCGGTGCCATTAGCAAAGAGTTCATGTCCTGCTGTAGCTACACCTGAAGAAGTCTTACCCACCAACAAGTTGCCTGAAGAATCAACACGCATTCTTTCTGTTCCTGAACTAGAACCTGCTGTTGCACCTGAACTAAATCTTAAACTTCCACTTGTATTAAAAATAGAATATCCACCTGAAGAAGAACTAAAAAATAATCTTGCAGAATCAGAAGCTAAATCTGAATCTTGGTTTAGTTCTATACCATTTGCACTTCCTGCTGTAATTGATAATTTAGTGCTTGGTGATGGGTCTCCAATTCCAACATTGCCTGATTGGTCAATTTTTAAACGATTTTGTAAAGTAGCTGTTGCTCCTGCTGTTCCTGAAGCAGTATTATAGAAATTAAATACACCATCATACATTCCAACCAATGCTGAAAAATCGCTATTTTTATGTTTCCAGTTATTATCTGTTCCATAATACAAGTTCTCCATTAGCCAAGCACCATTGTTACCTGTATAACCCATGACACTAGCACTATTATTGATGTCTATAGCTTTATAGTCTGAATGATATGCTTTTGGCGTTGCTCTAATTCCAACATTGCCTGAAGAATCAATACGCATTAATTCATTACCATTTACACTTGGTCTACCTCTATTACTGCTATTATTTTTAAATATATGAGTACCACTACTAGAGGAATTTCCATAGTATAAATCTGTTCCATCTTGTTCAATTACACCTGAATTACCTGTATCAGAATCAGTAAGCATAACTGCTGGTGTAGCTGATTGAATTTCTAAAGGTACATTTGGTGAAGTCTGCCCAATTCCAACATTGCCTGAAGAATCAATACGCATGACCTCACTTCCACCAACATCTATTTCATAGCTGAAACCAGAAGCAACATTCATACCCATTGAACCATTAGAATTAAGTTTTACTGAGCTACCACCAAGTGCTTCTACTGATAAGTGTCCAGCACTTGTTTTGAATGTAGTATTACCTGAAGAATCAATACGGACTCTTTCTGCTGTTGAACCACCACTAGGTTGAGTATAAAAAGCTATTTCAGAACCAGTAGAACTATCATAGGTTAAAAATCTTGCTAAGTTTGTTGAGTAATCAATTAATAAACCTTCTGATATTGCTGCTGCTGCTGCACCCTCAACACTTAATCCACCATTTACAGCAAGTTTATTAGCTGGTGAGGTATTTCCAATTCCAACATTACCATCTACAGTCAAACCATCCATTGTGGCTGTACCTGTTACGTCTATGCCTGTTGAGGTTGTGGCTAGTTTATTAGAACCATCATAATATAATTTAACAAAACTATCATTGTCTGCAAAAATCATATATTCATCACCAGCAACATTCATAAGGGAGAATTCATCGCCCTGTATAATCATGTCACCACCACCTGATTCTACAATACGGCTATGGTTTCCATCATGATAAATCTGTAAATCTGAACCAGCTCCGAATACTGCTTTGTCGTTATCAGCAAATAATATGTCATTACCATTAGACGCCAAATCCCCACCAAGCTGAGGAGTTGTATCTTCTACAACATTGTTTATAGAAATAGCCTGTACTCTTGCATCAGTGTAATAGAGGTTAGAGCCTTCAGATAAATCACTTGTAGACTTGCCACCAAATGCAGAATCAAATCTTGTAGATGTGTAGTAAAGATTGCTAGTGCCTTCAGATACATCATCAGTATCTTTGCTTGCTAGTCTTGTATCAAATCTAGCATCTGTATAGTAAAGATTAGTTCCTTCTGATAAATCACTTGTAGACTTAGCAGCTAAAGCAGAATCAAATCTTGCTTGCGTATAGTAAAGGTTACTGCCTTCTGTTAAATCATCAGTATCATGGTTAGATAAACTAGATACAGTTCCTGTAATTGCACCAGTAACATTACCTTCTATGTTAGCAACTAAAGTACCTAAAGAACTTAACGTAATATTACCTGTAGCACTTCCATCTGCTGTTGTTAATCCTAATGTAAACTTATCAACAGATTCATCCCACATAAAGATACCATTATCAGCAGTACCTCTATTGATCAGCATACCTGAGTCATTTACAGGTGATCCTGTTAATCCTGCATTAAGCTGGAATAAGTTATCTTCTATATCAAGATTTGTTGTATCAAGAGATGTAAGAGTTCCATTAACTGTTAAATTACCTGCTACTGTTAGATCAGATGCAATTTGCACATCATCTGGCAAAGTAAGTGTTACATCTGCTGATTCACTACCGCTTCCAGATACAGTAATCTTATTAGCTGTTCCTGTAATTGTTTGTATATAGTTGCCTGTAGTGTCATTGCCTAAAACAACTGAGTTATCTGCAACACTAGTAGCTTGTATTCCAAGAGCATCAACAAATGCTTTAGTAACTCTAGCATCAATAGCTGAATTTGCTCTTGTATCTGTATAGTATAAATTTGTGTTTTCAGTTAAATTTGCAGTTGTTTTATTTCCAAAAGCAGAATCAAATCTTGACTGTGTGTAATATAAATTAGTTGATCCTTCACTTAAATCATCCGTATCTTTAGATGTAAAAGCTGAATCAAATCTAGCTGTTGTGTAATATAGGTTAGTGCCTTCTGCTAAATTAGTTGTAGACTTAGTTGCAAGTCTAGTATCAAAGTCTGTATTTGTTCTTGATGTTGTGTAATAAAGGTTGGCAGTTCCTTCTGATACATCATCAGTATCTTTAGTAGCCAATCTAGTATCAAAATCTGAATTAACTCTAGCTGTTGTGTAATATAAGTTGCTACCTTCAGTTAAGTCCCCTGTATCTTTTGTAGCTAATCTTGAATCGAAATCTGTATTTGCTCTTGCAGTTGTATAGTAAAGATTAGAACTACCTTCACCTATATTGTCTGTATCTAATACTAAAGTTCCGCCTAAAGCTAAAGATTGTGAATTAATAGTTACAGTGGAATTAGCAAGTTTAGAATTAGCAATAGAACCAGCAAGCATTGTATTTGTGATTCCAGATGCTTTTACTTTTAGTGCATCACTATCTATTTCAATAGAAGAATCATCTACTGCTACATTTAAAGTGACACTACCAGAAGTGCCACCACCTGTTAAACCATTGCCTGCAACAACACCTGTTATATCTGCATCATTTGTATTTGCTATTGTTAAAGTTCCAGCAGTATCATCATAAGTAAGCTGTATGCCTGTTCCTGCTTGTAATAAAGCATTAACCTGATCATCTACCCTTTCATTAGTAAAATATAAATTAGATGATCCTTCTGCAACTGAATCTGTATTGAATGAGATGTTTGCAGATCCATCAAAAGATGTTCCGTTAATTGTTCTTGGTGTTTCTAAAGTAGTTGCTGTAGTTGCATTACCAACAAAAGTACCTGTAAGAGTTCCATTAAATGCATTAGATGCAGTAATACTAACACCTGTACTAATAAAAGCTGAGTTAGCAGCATTTCTGATTTTTAATACATTATTAGATGTATCAACCCATAATTGATGTGCGAATGTAGTTGAAGGCTCACTAGCTCCACTATTAACTGTTGCAATAGCAGATAAAGCATTGTTTAGATCAGCTCTAAAGTCTGCTCCTGACTGGTTCGCTATGTTGTAATCATGTTGTGCCATTTTTATTCCTATATTTTATTAATTTTATACCTACCTATGATATTTATAAATCATTTGCAAGCGGATTTATGGGTATTTCTTGTTCTTCAGGCTCGCCATTTACAAATATATATTTACTAGGTGCATATTCACCCTCAACAATAGTTTCATCTTCTTGTTTAATACATTCTTCTATATCAGCATTTGTAGTAATCGTATGCTCAATAATGCCAGTTGCAGTTTTATATACAGTGTAATATTTCATTATGTTGTGTTATCCATAGTGACATGCAACTGCATGTGAGTATGATTGTAAGATCCTGAAAAATAGACTCTCCAATATACCTGAGTTTGTGATGCAGTCATGTTAGTAATTTGCCCTTGATAGGTATATGTATAACCTCTATAAGTTCCAGCACTCCAATAAATATTGGTACTACCGCCAGAAGCATTAACCCAGTTAGAATTATCTAGTGAATATTGCACTCTACCACCATTAACATCACCTAATACTGCTGATAATGTTGCGGTATAAGATGCGTTGTTTCTAATTTGAGTTATTGTAAAGGGTACAAAAGAAGCATTTGAACCTGTATATGTTGTATTACCACCAGCTCCTCTTATTGCAGATCCATATTTTAATAATGGAACTGCTACTGCTGTTGTTTGATGGTCATATATTTTTGTACTGACATTAGCAAAATATTTAACATTAAGAGTATCAACATTAATAAGACCTGAATCTAATGTTCCTGTTGTAATACTATTAGCACTAAGATTGGAAACTTTTGCATCGGTAACAGCATTGTTTGCTATCTGAGTTGTATCTACTCCACCTGATTTGATAATTAGATTACCACTACCATCAGTATCAATAGTTACATCATCTATTTGTAATAAATCTGCATTTAAACTACCAGTTGTTATATTGTCTGCATTTAAATTAGAAACAGTTACATTTGATGCATTTAAGGTGCCAGTGGTTATATCGTTTGCAGATATAGTTCCAAATACACCTGAAGCAGAAGTTAAAGTTCCTGTTGCTATTTCTCCTGCTGTGATAGTATTACTTGCTATTTGTGCTGCTGTTATTGTACTTGCTGATATTTCTGATGCAGTTATAGTATTAGCTACTATTTCTAAAGCTGTGACTGAATTAGCTGCAATACTATCTTGATTGACAGCATCAGTTGCTATTAAAGCATTAGTTACAGCATCATCAATAATCTTAGCCGTACTAATAGCATCATCATTTATTAAAACTGTTGTAATAGCACCATTTGCTATTTGACCTGTATCTACACCACCTGATTTAATAATTAGATTACCACTGCCATCAGTATCTAAAGTGACATTATCTATTTGAATATTATCAGCACTTAAAGTACCTGTACTAATATTATCTGCATCTAAATTATTTACAGTAATTACTGAAGCATCTATAGTTCCTGCTGTAAGTTTATCTGCTGTTAATGAATTAATCTTTGCATCAGTAACAGCTAAATTTGCTATCTTTGCAGTTGTAATACTAGCATCAGCAATTTTTGCTGTATCAATAATTGCATTAGCTATCTTTGCATTGGTTATAGCTAAGTCTGCAATTTTACCTGTAGTGATTGCCAAATCATTAACTTTATTTGTAACAATAGCATCATCTTGAATATCAGTTGTTCCTGTAGGAGCATCACCAATAGTAAAAGTTAAAGTGGCTGGAGAAGACTCTGATCCTAATGTATTTAATGAGCTAACACTTGCAACATAGTTAGCATCAACTGGTAAAAAGTTTAAATCACAATTTTCTACATCTACTATTCTATTCAGAACTTGATTGCTAGAACTATCTACAACATTAACTCTATATTGATAATCAGGAAAATCTGTTGGCTCATTCCAAGATAAGAATGGTCTACCTGTAGAACTAGAATCAGTATCAGTAAATGATAATCCTGTTGGAGCTTTTACTGCATAAGCAGAAGGTAAGTTAGCTAGTTCTTCTACTGGTTCTTGGGGTGGTACTTCCCAAGTATAAACATCAAAGTATTCTATTAAGCTAACTGCAACTAATCCATTTGGTTGTAATTCTAATGCTTCAACTCTACAAACTTTACCTGAGAATCCTAAACCTGCATAAGTTAAATCTACTATGTCTCCTACATTAAGTTTATACATCTCAGGAGTTCCTAAGAACTGCATAGTAGTCTGATTTCTACTTCTAGTTAAGATTGCCTTACCCATGTTATAAGCTATGTAAGGGTCGCTTATATAAGGGAACTCAGCTTTAATTTCTAATATCTCATCACCATCATCTGAATAATATTCAGGATTTGCATCATGTAAAACTGTAGCTGTATCTAATTCATATTTTTTATTAGCATTAAAAAATTCAACAATAACTTTATTTGCTTTCTTATCTTTGTTTCCATAATCAACTGATATACCAGCATCAGCAATAATATGATTGTCATTAATACTAAATGTAGAAGTACCTGTATCTTCTATTGATAATTCATACTGACCATTAATATAAAGAAAAATACCTCGCATGTTTGCAAGAAGCTCTTTAGCATTTTCCATTACATTTTTATTTGTATCTAAATAACCATTGCAGTGAAATCTTTTAACTTTTAATAATGAAGAGCCAGTTTGAGAAGAATAGGTGCTACTAAAAGTGCTATTTATATAAATAATATATTCTTCATTAGAATCAAAGAATTGATTTCTTTGCACATCAATAATTTCATCACCATCTATAACACCATTACCATTAGCATCAAATAAATCTAATAGCTCACCTATTTTGTTTTGCCACCAAACATCATTGGGATTTGCTCCTGCAATAGTCAAGAAGTTATCACCACTATTTGCACTCCAAGTAAGTGATTGTGCTGAACCATTAAAATAAGGCTGGTCAACCTCTGTATCACAAACATTAGCAGCAGAGCTAAATGTAGTCATATTAATTTGTGATGCTGTTAAACCTTTTCCATATTCATTGTTGGAGATTAGGTCAAGGAAGCATAAAGCTGGATTATCTGAATACTTATAAGTAGATACAGTTCCAAATGTTTGATTTGAATCTCTTGGATCAAATACTTTTTTACCTCTTACTTGAACTGTTAGTTGTGGAACTCCTGACCAAATACCTTCTTTGTCATAGCCATAGTGAGCAGCTATATAACAAACACCATTTAATTTATGTGCTGTAGTCCAGTTAGGCATAGAAGCTACAAGCATGGGATCTGCTGTTTGTGATGCAGCTCCATGATGTAGATTCATAACATATCTATATTTAGATGTAGGACTAGTTCCAAATTGACCAGCACCTGCATCAATGCCAGTACCATTTTGTGAAACTGTATTTAATGAACCTGAACCTGAGGATATTTTATCTGAACCTATATAACCACCATCTCTAAATCTTGCTGAGTCTCTTAAAGAATTACCATCTAACTCAATTGACGAGCCTAGTATTTCATCACATTCACCAACTGATAAAGCATAGACTACATATAAATCTCTTGAATCATTCCCTGATACATCCATGTAAATAATCTGAGCTCCAACCCTTCTAGTTCCATAGATAACAGGAATTTTTCCACCAGCAGAAGTTTTGTTAGCTAATATGTCTTGACCTTTGGCAAGCATTTGTCTTGCTTGCATGAACCCTTTAACACCAACAGCAAGAGTTGCTAAAGTTGCTGCTTGTCCTAATGTTAATTTAAAAGTTCCATAGCCTATAGCTTGTATAGTATTCCAAATTGCAGTTCCTATAGCTCTAAAAAATGCACCAAAAGCCATTACATACCCCACCTAACATTTTCTTTAACTTGCGTTGCAAATTCAAAACCCTTATCCCCTGTACTGAATGATTGTTGGGATTCATCAGAAAAATGTCTGCCTTTAGTTAAATTCCAATTTGCCCAATGAGAAGCAACTGTTAAAGTTAATGTAGAATTTTCTATATCTTCTTGTATAGCTACATTTCTAATTTGACCTGTAAAATAATTTATAGCACCAACAAGAGTTTCATCTGCATTAAAATAGGCTAAATAAATTTCAACTGTTTTATCAGTGAAAGAACCATTTTCTACCAATGACCTAACTTGATTGGTAACATTAGAGCAAACTATATTTAATTCATCT